TTGGTCTGTAACAGCAACACTAAACGCTTCATCTTTAGTTGATGGCGCAGGTGAAACCAACACCATTGCAGTACCTGGCGTAAAGCTAGGCGACATTGTGATGAACATCAGTATGGGTGTAGATGTCTCTGGACTCTCCATCACGCCTTATGTTTCAGCAGCAGATACTGTCTCAATTCGTTTCCAAAACGAAAGTACAGCTACTGTGGACTTAGCAAGCACTACAGTTCGGTGCGTTGTGGTTCGTTTAGTATGATAAAAGGGGGCTAATACCCCCCTTTTTTTGGAGTTTTTTATGGCTACTTTTCGTTGTTTACAGTCTGGTACTCTAATAACTTTCACCTATCAGCATGATATTGATAGCATGAAAGGTCATGAAGGATACGTCCTTGTTGAGGAAACTCCAAAGAAAGTTGAAGATAAACCTAAGTTGGGAAGACCAAAAAAAGAGGTTTTAAATGTCGGAAATTGATCCAAGAGAATTTGGCAAGTTGGAAGCCCAAGTTGAGGCTTTACAAGCTGAAGTCCATGCACTTCGCCAAGATATTAAAACGCTTTTAGAGATGGCTAACAAATCTAAAGGTGGCTTTTTCGTTGGAATGGCTATCGCCTCTGTCATTGGCGGTATCATTTCTTTTGTTGCAACCAAGCTAGTTCGATAGGAAATATTATGTACGGAAAAACACCCAAAATGTCTAGTCCCAAAGCGGCTAAAAAAGATTCTAAAAAAGGAATGCCTTTGTCCATAATGATTGCTGTTGGTAAGCCTAGAGCCATGCCCGAGCGTGGCGGTCGCACAGCTACTAACATGATGAAGAAGTCTTCACGGGGCAAGTAATGAAAACTAAAGCCCAAAAGAAGATCAGCAAGGTGATGACTGAGTTTGGTAAGGGAAAGTTGACTACCAATAAAAAGGTCGTCACTAACCCAAAACAGGCTATGGCTATTGCTTTGTCTAAGGCGGGAAAGGCTAAGAAGAAATGAAATCTAAGGTCAATCAAGCAAAGGTTTACACCAAGCCTACCATGCGTAAAGCCTTGTTTGAGAAGATCAAGGCGGGTGGCTCGGGTGGTGATCCTGGTGAGTGGTCTGCTCGTAAAGCACAACTTCTTGCTAAAGAATATAAAGCCAAAGGTGGGGGTTATAAGACATGAGCAAAGAGAAAACACACTATTTGCCTGATGGCAAGCCTTACAAAGGTGAGACTCACAAGGTCGGCACTAAGTTAATGACGGGTGCTAAACATACGCCTTCAAGTAAGACTTTGAGTCATACACCAAAGAAGAAGAAATGAAGAACCCTCAACAATCCCTTAAAGATTGGTCTAAGCAGAATTGGAGAACCAAGTCTGGTAAACCTTCGTCTGTTACGGGTGAGAGGTATTTGCCAGAGGCTGCTATCAAGTCTTTGTCTTCTAAAGAGTATGCGGCAACCACTAAGGCCAAGCGTGAAGGCACAAAAGCTGGTAAACAGTTTGTTGCCCAACCTAAAGCAATTGCAAAGAAAACAGCCAAATTTAGATGAGGTAGATATGAAGAGTCCTGCTTGGCAAACAAAAGAAGGAAAAAACCCCAAGGGGGGCTTGAATGCCAAAGGCAGAGCATCGTATAATGCAGAAACTGGTGGGAATTTAAAACCACCCGTCAAATCGGGAGACAACCCTCGTAGGGCATCCTTTCTAGCACGAATGGGCGGCAATTCTGGCCCTGAGATGAAAGATGGAAAGCCTACCCGACTTTTACTTTCTCTTAGAGCTTGGGGCGCAACGTCCAAGGAAGACGCTAAAGCTAAGGCTAAAGCGATCTCTAAGAGGAATAGTAAATGAGGCCAGAATCAGTCGGAGTTAGCCCAACAGCCGCAGTGCTGACAACTGTTTATACAGTTCCTACGGGTTATTACGCCAAGTTTACTGTGATGTACATTCACAACACTGGCGGTTCGACTAAGCACATTACTGTTCAGTGGTATGACGCAAGTTCTGCATCTACCTTGGATATTCTTACGGCTTTAGACTTTAGTACAAAAGAATATCTACAGTTTGATGGCAATGCCTATATTGTGTTTGAAGAGGGCGACAAACTCCAAATCACAACCCAATCGGGTAGCACATTTAGCTTTATTGCAACATTTGAGGTTCAGGGAGCACAACGAACATGACCTACTTAGAACTTGTTAACGATGTGCTAGTTCGCTTGCGTGAAAGCACAGTATCTACTGTTGGCGAAACCGCCTATTCTTCTTTGATTGGCAAGTTTGTCAATGATGCAAAACGTCAGATTGAAGATTCTTATAATTGGAATGTGCTGTCTCAAACAATTACAGTTACTACTGTTAGTGCCACAAGTTCTTATTCTTTAACAGGTGCGGGTCAAAAGTTCCGCATCAATGACGCTATTAACACCACAAGTGTTATTACTTTAGATAACACTACCACTGCGGACATGAACCGCAAGCTCAACTTTGGCACACCTTCACAGTCTATTCCTAGCGAGTTCTGCTTTAACGGGGTAGATGGTAGTGGAGACACAAAGATTGACCTGTTTCCTGTTCCTGATGGCGTGTATACACTGAAGTTTGATCTAACCATCCCACAGGCTAATTTGTCTGCTGATGGCACTTCAGTCAAGGTCTTGGACTACTTGGTTGCTCAAAGTGCCTATGCCCGTGGGTTGATTGAGCGTGGTGAAGATGGTGGGACTGCTTCTTCTGAAGCCTATGCTCTGTTCCGTGGAATGCTCTCTGACGCTATTGCATTGGAAAGTACTCGTTATCCTGAAGACAACTTTGTGGCGGTCTAATGTCTAAGCCTCTACAAAGTTACAGTCTTTCAGCACCAGGCTTTTATGGCCTAAATACTGAAGACTCACCTCTTGATTTAGGGGCTGGCTTTGCTTTGGTTGCAACTAATTGCATCTTGGATCAGTATGGTCGAATTGGTGCTAGAAAAGGCTACACAAGGGTTAATCCCTCTTCTGGCAATCTAGGTGCTAATGATGTGGGTGTGATTCATGAATTAGTGCAAAACGATGGTGCTTTGACTATTCTGTTTGCGGGTAATAACAAGTTATTCAAACTTGGTACTGCTAATGCGGTTACTGAATTGACTTATGGTGGTGGCGGTACTGCTCCAACCATTACTGCATCTAATTGGCAATGTGCATCTTTAAATGGCATTGCATACTTCTTTCAAACTGGTCACGATCCTCTTATCTATGACCCAGCTGTAAGCATTACCACATTCAGAAGAGTCTCTGAGAAATCAGGCTATGTTGGGACAGTTCCATCTGCCAACATTGCCATCTCAGCGTTTGGTCGCTTGTGGGTAGCTAATACTGCTTCCGAAAAAGTAACTGTTTCTTTCTCTGATCTGATAGCAGGTCATGTGTGGGGCGGTGGTACTTCAGGAACATTGGATGTTTCACGGGTTTGGCCTAATGGTGCGGATGAAGTAATGGGCTTGGCGGCTCACAATGATTTCTTGTTTATCTTTGGTAAACGACAGATTCTTGTTTACTCTGGTGCTTCTACCCCTGCCTCTCTCGTTCTTAGCGACACAGTAGGCTCTATTGGATGTATTGCAAGGGATACGATTCAAAGCATTGGCTCTGATGTTGTGTTTTTGTCAGACTCAGGTGTTCGATCTTTGATGAGGACTATCCAAGAAAAGTCTGCACCCCTAAGAGACATTTCTAAGAATGTTCGTTTTGACCTAAATTCATCTTTAGTTGGTGAATCATTGGTTAATATAAAATCTGTTTACTCAGAAAAAGAAGCGTTTTACTTGCTTGTTTTACCTGCTGCCTCTGTAGTCTATTGTTTTGACACTAAGCAAACATTGCAGGATGGTGCTTTTAGAGTTACTAAATGGGATTCTATTGCTCCCAAATCTTTAAAATCACTTCGTAATGGTGACTTATACATTGGGAAAAATGGCTTTATTGGACAGTATAGTGGTCATATTGATGACACCACAACTTATCAATTTGTCTATTACACCAACAATGCTGACCTTGGAAATCCAAACCAGATTTCTATTCTAAAAAACATTTCAGCAATTGTGATTGGTGGCTCAAACCAGTTCTTAACGATTAAGTGGGGCTTTGATTATTCAGGTGCTTATCAAGCACAGAATGTTTTTATTCCAACTCAAGCAAGTTATGAGTATGGAGTAGCTGAATACAACGTGGCTGAATACAACGCTGGCATTGCTATCAAGACACTAAAAGCAAATGCTTCAGGTGCGGGGAAAATTGTTCAAACTGGTTATGAAGCAACAATAAATTCTGTATCCTTTTCATTGCAAAAGATTGAAATTCAAGCCAAAGATGGCAAAATGGCCTAAGAGGTAAACCATGAGTAATTACACAAAAACCACTAACTTTGCAACCAAAGATAATCTTACGCCTGGCAATCCTCTCAAGATTGTTAAGGGTGCGGAGATTGACACAGAGTTTAATAATATTGCTACTGCTGTTGCAACCAAAACAGATAACTCTGCTGCCGCAATTACGGGCGGTACGATCACGGGCATCACCGATTTAGCGGTAGCTGATGGCGGTACTGGTGCTTCTACAGCCGCTAATGCAAGAACTAATCTTGGTGTGGCCGCAAGTGGTGCTAACTCTGACATTACGTCACTCACTGGACTTACAACACCTTTAACAGTCCTTCAAGGCGGTACAGGAGTTACAACCTCTACAGGCACAACAAATGTAGTGTTGTCAAACTCGCCAACACTTGTAACCCCTGCCCTTGGTACACCGAGTGCGGCAGTCTTAACAAATGCTACGGGTCTTCCTATTTCAACGGGCGTAAGTGGTTTGGGCACTGGTGTAGCAACTCTTTTGGCAACACCCTCTAGTGCTAATCTAGCCGCTGCAATTACTGATGAAACGGGTTCTGGCGCATTGGTGTTTGCTACATCACCAACCCTTGTCACACCAGTTTTAGGAACTCCTACAAGTGGTGTTGCAACAAACTTAACAGGTCTTCCATTAACTACGGGTGTAACAGGTTTACTGCCCGTAGCAAATGGTGGCACAGCAACGGCAACTCCTAGCTTGGTAGCGGGAACAAACGTAACTGTTACAGGTACTTGGCCTAATCAGACCATTGCGGCATCTGGTGGATCAGGCTCAGTAACAAGTGTTGCGGCAACAGTACCAAGCCTTTTAAGCATATCTGGTTCGCCAATAACAACCTCTGGCACGTTAGCAATAACCTATTCAGGAACAGCTTTGCCTGTTGCTAATGGTGGTACAGGGGAAACCTCTTATACCAATGGTCAACTTCTTATTGGTAACACTACAGGTAACACCTTAACCAAAGCAACATTAACTGCTGGAACAGGCATAACAATTACCAATGGCACAGGCTCAATAACAATTGCAGCTTCTGGTGGCACAGGCGATGTGGTCGGCCCAGCCTCTGCGACAGACAATGCCATCACACGATACGATGGCACAACTGGCAAGTTAGTTCAAACGTCTTTGGTTACTGTTGCTGACGATGGTGCAATTACAGCCCCTCAAGTTGGGTCTGTTATTCCTTTCTACTATGCCAACCAAGCGGCTTTCCCCTCTGCGGCTACTTATCACGGGGCTATTGCCCACAGTCACTCAGATGGTGCAATGTACTTTGCTCACAGTAGCGTTTGGTATAGACTGCTTG